AGTATAGACGGAACTCCAACTAATAACAATGATGTAGTAACAAAAGCATATGTAGATACTGCTATTGAAAATATAGATATGAATGAAATAGATTTATCAGATTATGCTAAAAAGACATACGTTGATAAAGCTATTGAAAATGTTAATATACCAACTAAAACTTCTGAATTAACTAATGATAGTAATTTTATTACTTCTATACCTTCTGAATATATAACAGAACAAGAATTAGAGAATAAAAATTATCTAACAGAGATACCTAGTGAATATATAACAGAACAAGAATTAAATTCAAAAGGTTTTTTAACTCAACATCAAGATATAAGTCATAAAGCAGATAAAACAGAGTTACATAATCATAGTAACAAAGCTATATTAGACACTATAACACAAAAGAATATAGATAATTGGAATAGTGCAAAAGGAATGACAGATGAAGAAAGACAACAATTAGCGAAAAAATATGATAATGTAAAAGTAACACAAAACGAAAGATATGTAAAACTTACATTTTATTCTGATAATGTTGAGATAAAAAATGTTCAATTCAAAGTTGATAGTGATAATTATGATGTTAATATATCTAGTAGTTTGTTAGGAGTTGCTATTGCAAGAAAAAATAATGACCTTAATATACCATTATATTTCCATTCTCCAAATGAAGGAGAAGGAACAGTAAAAGTATTAATAGATGATGAAGAAGTTGTATCATCAACTATATCACAAGGAAAAACAAGTATAACAATTCCATATAGCTATATAGATACTTATGCATCAATAAATAATTCTATTTTAACAATATATGTATCAGATATTAAAAATTGGGTTTCTAATATATTAACATTTGATTTAAAAGTAGTAAATGAAAAAATAATAGCAAGTTATACTTGTAATAAAGATAGAATGTTACCAACATTTAATAAAGAATTTATAGCAGATTATTATACAGTAGAAAAAATTGCTAATGGTGATGGAACTTATATGACTAATATTTATGCTAATGACATAAATATTTTGCCTACTTGTATTAGTTTCAAAAATATTTCTTCTTTGCTTAAAATAAATTACCTTAATACTACTAAAGTAACTAATATGAGTTCTATGTTTAGTGGTTGTAGTTCTTTAACTTCAATAGGAGATGCAAATAGTTGGAATACTCAAAATGTAACTGATATGCAATATATGTTCTCTGATTGTTATAAATTAACTTCATTAGATGTAAGTAATTGGAATACTAGTAATGTAATTAATATGCAAAATATGTTCTATAATTGTTATGAATTAACTGAATTAGATGTAAGTAATTGGAATACTCAAAATGTAACTGATATGGGTTATATGTTTGGTGATTGTCATAAATTAACTTTAATAGAAGGTATAAGTAATTTCAATACTAGGAGAGTAACTATGATGAATTTAATGTTTTATGAATGTCGTTCGTTAATATCATTAGATTTAAGTAATTGGAATACTATTAATGTAACTAATATGAGTTCTATGTTTAGTAGTTGTTCTTCTTTAATCACATTAGATGTATCAAATTGGAATACTCAAAATGTAACTACTATGTGGTATATGTTCAATGAATGTCGTTCATTGACATCATTAGATTTAAGTAATTTTAATACTAGTAATGTAACTGGTATATACGGTATGCAAAGTATGTTTAGTGGTTGTTCAAGTTTAACTATATTAAATTTAAGAAATTTTGATACTAGTTTAGTTACTGATATGTATTGTATGTTCTATAATTGTACTAATTTATCAATATTAAATATAAATAGTTGGGATACTAGTAATGTAACTAATATGCAATGGATGTTTGCTAATTGTACATCATTAACTTCATTAAATATAAGTGATAATTGGAATACTAGTAAAGTAACTGATATGAGTGGTATGTTTGAAAATTGTACTGCTTTAGCTACATTAGATATGTCTAATTGTAGTATGAATAAGGTAATTGATACATTAACTATGTTCTATAATTGTACTGCTTTAACTGATTTTAAAGCACCTAAAAATATCGCACATAGTCTTTCATTTGATGTTTGTTCTAACTTAACATATAATTCATTAATGTCAATAATTTATAACCTACTAACAGTATCTCCTACACAAACATTAGATTTATCTTCAAATTCATTAGAAAAATTATCAAGTGAAGAAATAACAATGGCTACTAGTAAAAATTGGTCGGTAGTGTAAAGAGGTGAAATAATATGATATTAGAAGAAAAAGATGGACTAAGAATATTAAAACCAAAATCAAGTAGATATATTATTCATATAAAAGCTACTGATACATACCACGAAAAAGTATATTTAGGTAATAATGCTACATTAGATGAATTTGAAGAAGTAGATAAACTAACACTAGAGCAATATGATAAAAATGAAGTACTATTGCAAGAACAGATGGAGATTAGCAACGAACAAGACAGATTAATTATAGAACTAGTAACAGAATTAGCAATACTAAAACTAGAGAGGTAATATACCTCTCTTTTTAGTGTCTTTTTAAGGAGGTGGTATAAATGTTATATCGAGTACTTAAAAGAGCAATAGAAAGAAAAAATTATACAACAAAAGAAGATATGAAACAGAAAATAGCTATATTATTTGCAAATAACCAACTATCACAAGGAGAATATCAAGAATTAATAATGCTTATGAGAGAAGAAGAAGAATAAATAAACAAGAGGTGAGTAATAAAAATGATTTATGTAGAAAGAACAATAATAATAAATAATAATACTGCTATTATTGAAAGTCCTATTGTTTTATACAAAGGAGATAAAAATGTCCAAATCTTATTTTTAATACAAAATAATCCATTTAAATATAAAAATGCACTAGAGCCAACATATGGACAACTTATAGTAAAGAGAGATAAAGCAGAGCCTATATTTAGTGAAGTAGCTAAATTAAGTAATAATAGAGTACAATTTATTGTTACAGAAGAAATGATAGATGAACTAAGAGAACTTGGAAATTATACCTTCCAAATTAGATTATTAAATGATGAACATACATCAAGAGGTACACTACCTCCTGTTGAGAAAGGTATCGAAATAAGAGAGCCTATATTAGAAGATGAAGTTCCAAATGCAGTAGGGGTATCTACTATAAATGAAGTTAAAGTAGTAGAAGAAAGTGGAGAATTAGAAGTATTTGATAATGAAGGTAATTATAATAAAACTAATTGGCAAAATGGTGATGTAATCACAGATAATAAACTTAACAAAATAGAACAAGCTATATATGAAATCAATGAAAATGTAGACCTTAGTGAGTATGCACCTATAAGTAATCCTAAATTTACCAATAGTATTTCTTTGGGTAGAAAAGAAGGAACATCTATTGGTATATGTAGTGTTGCTTTAGGTGGGTCTAGCGAAGCTAGTGGAAATTGGTCAACTTCACTTGGATATGGTACTGTTGCAGATGGAAATTATAGTTTTGCTAGTGGATTTTATACAATTGCAAATAATACTTGTCAACACGTTATAGGTACGTGTAATGTTGAAGATACAGAAAAAAAATACATTCAAATAGTTGGTAATGGAAATAACACAAAACGTTCTAATGCTCATACAATAGATTGGGACGGTAATGCTTGGTATAGTGGAAAAATTTCACAAGAAGGTGTTCCAACAGAAGATAAAGATTTAACTACTAAACAATATGTAGATAATGCAATAGCTAATATACCTAAAGAAGATTTAAGTGAATATGCTTTAAAAACTGATTTAGAAGGATATGCAGAAAAAGAGCATACACACGAACAATACCTAGAAGAACATCAAGATATAAGCCATTTAGCTACTAAAGAAGAATTAAATGGCAAAGCAGAAAAAGAACACGAACATAGTCAATATTTAACAGAAGTACCTAGTGGATATGCTACTGAAACTTATGTAAAAAATGAAATAGCTAATGCTCAACTTGGTGGAGATAATACAGAAATTGATTTAAGTGGTTATGCAACTAAAGATGATTTAACTACTAAATCAGATGTTGGACATACTCACGAAGAATATTTAACTGAACATCAAAATATAGACCACAAATTAGATAAAGAAGAAGGTAAATCTTTAGTATTAGATACTGAAATAGAAAGATTAGCTACATTAAAAAATTATGATGATACAGAAGTAAGAGGATTAATAGAAGGTAAAGCTAATGAAGTACACGAACACGAACAATATTTAACAGAGCATCAATCACTAGAAGGGTATGCTAAAACAACTGATATACCTTCTATTGAAGGACTAGCTACTGAAACATTTGTAACTAATGCAATATCTAATATACCTAAAGAAGATTTAACTGATTATGCTTTAAAAACTGATATACCTACTAAAACTTCTGAATTAACTAATGATAGTGGTTTCTTAACTAACCACCAACCACTAGATGAATATGCTAAAAAAGAAGATTTATTTAGTGGAGATTATAATGATTTAACAAATAAACCAACTATACCTTCATTAGAAGGATATGCTACTGAACAATATGTAGCTAATGCAATATCCAATGCACAATTAGGTGGAGAAGAAGTAGATTTAAGTGAATATGCTTTAAAAACTGATTTAAATGGATATGCACTTAAAAATCACGAACACGAAGAATATTTAACAGAAATTCCTAGTGATTATGCTTTAAAAACTGATATACCTTCAATAGAAGGACTAGCTAGTGAAGGTTATGTAGACAATGCAATAGCCAATGCACCTAAAGAAGATTTAAGTGGATATGCTTTAAAAACTGATTTAGATGAATATGCTAAAAAAGAAGATTTAACAACTGTTATAAAAGATGGAAGTAGAATAATTTTAACAACAAATAAATATCAATATGTAGATATGAGTAATGCAATAACACCATCAATATATTTACCTACTGTAACTACTTTTACAGAAATTCATTTATTCTTTATTGCTAAAGAAACTACAATAAATATATATTCAGATGGTGTTATTAAATACCAAGATGAACTAACTTATGAAACAGGAAATACATATGAATTTATAGCTACTTATGTACCACCAATGAACTGTTGGCTAGTTGGTAGAGTAGAATACAAATAAGGTGATATTATGAAGAAATTATTAATGAATAATGTTAAAAAAATAATAACTTATAATATAACGTATGATTTAACAGAAGTATCTTTAGATAATACACAAGAAACTATAATAGAAAATCAAAGTTATACTGCTATTGTAACACCAACAGAAAATTATGAAGTAACTAATATATCAATATTAATGAATAATGAAGATGTAACAGAAACAGTATTTGATACTGTTACTAATACTATTAATATACCTAGTGTAGTAGGAAATATAGCTATTACAATAGTAGCAGAAGAAGTAATAATGGAAGAAACTAAAGAAAGTGTAAGAGCAAAATTAGTTAAATTAACAAGTGAAGGTTTTGTAAGTAATTGGGAGGTTAATGCTTGTAGTAATAGCAAATATAGTAATATACCAATGATAATGGTAATGGAAAGTACGACAGAATGTTATAAGATTGAAAGTAACTATATAGCAATTATACAAGCAAGTGGAAACACTATATGGTCATATGCTACTCCATTAGGTAGTTATCAAGGTACTACTACAACAAGAGAGGCTATTGAAACATTAATGTATTACCACAATAATTACTTATACATATTTAGTGATTATCTAAATGATACATATAATACATATGTATTTGATGTAAAATCTGCGACTTCTTATTCTTCAAGTTATAATAGAAAAATTACATTTCCAAATAGTGCATTAAGAGGGGACACTAGTAGTACAGTAATAACTGATTGGGGAGATGGAACTAGAAATACTTCATTAAACCATACTTATTCATCAGACGGAGTTTATATAGTTAAAACTAAACATTGTCCTTGTGCAAGTGGTTCGCCTTCTAGTTCATCTAATATTAGACAATATCTTCAAGAAGTAAAATCACTTAATAAAAATATAACTAGTTTGGACGATATGTTTAATAGTTGTAGTTTAGCATTTACAACATTTGATGTTGCTAATTTTGATGGAAGTAATGTAACTACTATGGAAGAAATGTTCTATTATTGTCCATTATTAACAACAATTAATATGTCTAATTGGAATACTAGTAATGTAACCACTATGAAAAATATGTTCTGTAAATGTGGTAAATTAACTCAATTAGATGTAAGTGGTTGGGATACTAGTAATGTAACTAATATGTATGGTATTTTCCAACAATGTAGTTTAACATCATTAGATTTAAGTAGTTGGGATATGTCTAATGTAACTAATGTAACTTATATGTTTAAAGATTATAAAGCATTAACAGATTTTAAAGCACCACAAAATATTAGTATATCAATTGATTTTAGTCCTTGTACTAACCTAACACACGACTCACTAATGTCAATAATAAATAACCTAGCAACAGTAACAAATAAGAAAGTTTTAACACTAGGAAGTACTAATAAAGCTAAATTAACAAGTGATGAAATAGCAATAGCTACTAATAAAGGTTGGACAGTTAGCTAATTAAGAGAGTAGATACCCTACTCTCTTTTTATATACATTTTTTAGAAAGGAGCAATAACAATGAAAGAATTTTTTAATAACCCAAAATTTAAAAATCCTTACTTTTGGTTATCAGTAATAGCATTAATATTTAGTGCTAGTGGAATAGAATTTGAAACACTTACATCTTGGAGTTTATTAGGTCAAGCATTACTAGGAATATTAAATAATCCTGTGTCAATTGTTGCTATTATTACTGCTTTTCTTGGTATATACAACGATAACAGTACAAAAGGTTTAGACAAACCTACTGTAAAAAAGAGTAGTGATGAATAGTGGATAACGAAAAAATACAAGATTTATTACTACAATTAATAAAAGATATGTCATATGTGAAAGCAAAGCTAGATGCAATTGATGAACAAAAGTTCAATTCAAGAATCGACACATTAGAGGCTCAAAATAGAGAACACGATAGAATTATAAAATCTCTTGAACATAGAAATGATGAAATGGAGAAATTTGTAAGAAATAATATGCAAGATAGTAAAAAACAAATGGTATCAGTTTATATTTCACTAGGTATGGCAGTATTTAGTGCTATTGTATCATTTATTTTTAATATGCTTTAATCAAGAAAGAAGGAGAAGAAGAAGATGAAAGACTATAAATTAACAGAAACTAGAATAGGTGATGCTACTGTAATAGTGGACATACTACCAAAAGGTAGATGTATACCTAATGTTAAAATGACACCTACTACCATTACGGTACATAACACAGGCAATATAAATGCTAGTGCTAAGAACAATCATCAATATCAAAAGAATAATAATAAAACTAAAATTGGAGCAGTAGCTAGTTGGCATTTCACTTGTGGTTGGGACTACATTTATCAAGCACAAAGTACTAATTATAAATGTTATCACACAGGAACTACTAATGGAAATAATACATCAATAGGTATAGAAATATGTCAATACACAGATAAAAATAAACAACTACAAGCATATAAAAATGCTATTGAACTAATAAAAATATTAATGGATTACCACAATTTTAATATTAATCAAGTTAAAAGACACTATGATTGGAGTAAGAAAAATTGTCCTCAATGGTTAATAGAAGGTAAATATGGTTACAATTGGAATTGGTTTAAAGAACAAATAGTCAAAGAAGAAAAAGAAGAATTTGAGTTTAAGCCATATGTAGTTAGAATACTAGTAGATGAACTGAACGTAAGAAAAGGTGCTAGTACATCTTATGATGTTGTTACAGTAGTTAAAAAAGGACAGGCATTTACTATTGTAGAAGAAAAAAATGGTTGGGGACTTTTGAAGTCAAAAATTGGTTGGATTAACTTGAATACTAAGTATGTAAAAACTATAAACTAGGAGAAATCCTAGTTTTTTTTTATGCCTATGAATAAAAAAATCTATATTACACAACCTATAAAAAACAAGAAAATAAGAATGTAGTATTTTCAACACTTCTATCCATTACACACGTCCGTAAGGACGACTTAGTCTTTAACTAATTCGTTATCTCTAAATGTACCACTTTGATGTAAGAAAGCATCAACTAATGTTGATTTACCGGCATCAACGTGAGCAATAACACCAACGTTAAGTATTTTATTTTTCATAATTTGCTTGTCCTTTCATATAATTTAATAAGTAGCAATAGCCTAAGTATAACACAATCTATAATTTTAGACAAGGAGGTACAGTATATGATAAAACTATCTGAATTATTTGAGGAATATATGTTGGAATTACAAGCAAGAGGGGTGGCAAAGTCAACTTATACAAATTATTCAAGATATATAGATAGATTTATACAAATGGTAGGAGATAAAGATATAGAAAAAATAGTAAATAGAGATGTTAAACTATATATTAAACAAATGCAAACAGAAAACTTTAAGAGTAAGACTATTAACCTAGCATTAACTTCTATCAAAAGTATGTTTAATTATGCAGTTGAAGAAGATTATTTGGGTTTAAATCCAATACACCAAAAGAAAGTTAAGCAAAATGACTTAAAAGAAATAGATATTTTTACAGATGAAGAACTAGTTAAATTATGCAAATATAACAAGAATAGTAAACTTTATACTAAATTTAGAGATTATTGTATCATATTAACTTTTATAGATAGTGGTATCAGAGCAAATGAGTTAATAAATATCAAACTACAAGATGTACACGAAGATTATATTGATATAAAAGTAACCAAAACTAATAGGAGCAGAAGAATTAATATAAGCCATACCTTAAAGAAAGCACTATTAAAGCTAGATAGACTTAGAAAATCATACTTTGAAGAAGTAGATAAAGAGCCACAAGACTATTTATTTGTCAGTAGGACAGGCAAACAATTACCAAGACAAAATGTGAATGACATAATAATTAAGGCTTGTGAAAAATGTGGTATTGATAGAGCAAAAGCATACCCACATAACCTAAGACATTCATTTGCTTGTAATATGATGAAAAGAACTAGTAATATTTATGCAACAAGTAAATTACTAGGACATACGAATATACAAACTACTGAAATATACCTTAGAGGAATGAATAGTGATGAAGTGTTAGAAACTAGTAAAATCTATTCTTTATCAGATTTATATAGCAGAAAAAAATAATCCTAAACTGTTGACGATTTAGAAAAATCTAAGTATTAATAAGTTATAGAAAAAAAATTAAAAAAATTTTCATAATAACACTATTTTTTCAATAATACGTTCTTATATATATAATGTAACACTAACATCTCCTAAATTGAACTTTAAATTAATTTTCAATTATCTCTAGGTAGTGGCTTTGGTAAACTACTACCTCTATTTTTTTACAATATAAAGACCATAATGGTCTAAAAATAATATGAAAGGAGTGCTTAAAAATTAATCCATTAAGAAAAAAAAGACAAAGTTTAGGTTTTACAGTTGCACAAATTAGTGATAAATTAGGTGTTTCTGATAGGACTATAAATAGATATGAAACTGATGAAAGACTTCCTAGAATTTCAGAATTATTAGATATAGCTAGTGTATATCAATTATCAGACGAAGAACTATTGGAATATATACATTATGTAAATAATAAATAGATTACTTTTGTAATCAAAGGAGGTAGATAATTTATAGAAAAGGTGTTGTTGATAGATGAAAGAACAATTAATAAAAAAAGCACAAGAATTAGCTAAAGAGTTAGATAGATTACATTATACTAGAATGTATGAAAGAATAGATGAAGATTTATATGAGCAAATGCAAAATGAATATGATAGATTAGTAGAACAAATAGAAGAACTTGATAAACAACCAATTAAAGCTAGTGTAGTTGAATGTGGTGATGAAGAAATAGAAGAAGATGAAGGTAGAACTCACCAAATACTACCTACACATAAAGATGTATTAAGAAACACAACTTCAAAAGAATTTAATTTTTTAAGTAATTTAATAAGTGTAAGTAATTTTAATAATATAGAAGAAAGAAAAGGTGTAGATATGGAATGTTACTTATATGAGAAGGACTTGCAAACAAAGTTAAATGAATTAAAAGAACAAGGTGTAAAAATTCCAAGCAGAAATACTATAAAGAAACATATGCAAACATTAAGTCAAATAGAAATAGGTGATAAAGGTTTTAAACTAATGAATATTAGCAACTCGCCAAATGGAATAGTATATCATATAGCACAAAGTTATGATAAAAAATATTTTCAAAGTATACCAATAAAACAATTTAACGAGTTAGTAACTTTCACAAATAATAATGTATTAAAGCTATATTGTATATTCAAATATACTATTGAAAATGAGAATAAAAAAAGAAATACAGATAACGATTGGGTTAGAATTGACAGATACCATTTATGTAGACATATGGGTTTAAAAGATACTAGAGGGAATTGTGATAATTTATCAATAGCAATAAAAGGTTTAAAAAAATTAGGCTATATAAAAATAAAACAAGAAGATATTATTGAACTTGATGAAGAAGGAAACAGAGTACCTAAAACAGTAAAATATTATAAACTAACTACTTACGAAGAATGGTTAAATAAAGAGTAGTGTCAGTTTTAGGTGTATGCCAACACAGTTTTAGGTGTATGCCATACTAATTTTAGGTGTATGCCAACACAGTTTTAGGTGTACTAATAAAGAACTAATATATAAAGAGATAAATATAAAGAGATAAATATAAAAAGCTAACTGTATTTGGGGGGGCGAGGTAAACCTCTACCCCCAAATAACAACTATATTATTTTTTAAGGTTTCCACGAAAATGATACCTTTCATTAAAAAGATAATTATTGTGTTGACGGAAACGTTTTCAAACAGTATAATAAAGACATAAGATAAAGGTTTACATAATAAAAATTATGTGAATATTTTTCAAGCTATTAGCATATAATAAAAGTAACAAGACAATAGCAATAAAAAATATATAAGAGGGGTGTTGCTATATGTGTAACGGATATTATGAAATATGCAATTGCAAGGATTGTAAGAGAGTTAAAGAATTATATGAACAATTGGAATGGTACGAAAATAATGACAGAGAAGAATTTTCATATGAAGTATTAGAAATAGAGAAAGAAATAGAAGAACTTGGTTACTGTATATAATTAAAATTTATAATAAGGAGTGGTGTGTATGAGTTATGAAAAAATGTATGGATTATTAAGTATGGTATTTAGTAATACAGAAATAGAAAATAGTATGGGTTTTCTTATTGAAAATATGCAAACGTTTCCATTATGTAATGTTGAGCAAGAGGAAATAGAAACAATACTTAAAAAGCTAAGAAATAAAATAACAATGGTGAAACAAACCATCAAAACACTTGAACATACAAGTATGACAATAGATTTAGATGCTAGTGATAGCTTAGAAACATTAAGAGAATTACAAAGTATTTTAGCATTTGTATTTGAAAAAGTAGCTAATGCTAGATAATGGAGGTGTTATATGAGAAGTAAATATGAAGGTATTCTTTCAAAAGAAGAAGTGCAAGGTAAGAATGAAGGTTACTATGTCTATTGCCACAAACAAAATGGTGAGATAGTCTACATAGGCAAAGGTTGTGGTAATAGAGCCATTAATAATTTAGGTAGGCAATATCATATTACAAAAGATAAAATTACTGTTGAGATATTATTTAGAACTGATAGTAGTACAAAGGCTTTGTTGTTTGAAACTGAATTGATACAGAAGTACAAACCAATTTACAACAAGTACTGTAAATCGAATGGTATGAGTTTTAAAGAAAAAATAAATAGAGATTATGATAAAATGTTCAAATATTCAATATAGAGAAAGTTCTAGTATCCGTTCAAAAGATATGTGTATACACATTGAAAAAACTAAAAAGGAGAGATGTTAAATGAATAATAGAGTTCAAGAATTATTTAATGAGTTAGTAAAAGAATATAATTTAAGAGCAATAACTATTGAAGGTGAAACTTGGTATGGAATTAATGATTTACCATTAACAAATGTTAATATGACTTACACAAGATTAAGAAAACAAGGATTAAATAATTTTGTTGATAAAAATACTAGAACAATAAAACCTAGTGATATTTCTAGTGTAACTTTAACGGACAGTAGAAATTCTAGTGTAACTTCAAGTTATAGTAGAAATTTTGATACAGTAGCTAACTTTGGTGAAACATTTGGTAACTTTACAATGGTTAATTTCTTAATAATGAACAGTAGATTAGGAGCAGAGTATAAAATTGAGTTAATAGAGATATTAGATAAAATCAGAACAGAAGGCTATTATATAGACGAAAATATCACTTCTGAACAAGTGGAGAAATTAGAACAAGAAATAGCAGAACTTAAAGCAGAAAGAACTAAAAAAGTATATGGTAGTACAGATATAGTAAAAATGATAAAAGTACCTAATTTATTATCAAGCACATTATTTAGATATATGGCAGAGGAAATGAAACTAGGAACATATGATGTAGAATTTGGTAATGTCAATAGAACTTTTGTACCTAATGAGGACTTTACAGAAAGAGCCATAAAAATTGGTATAGCAAGAGGTGGAAAAGGTAGAGATATATTATTCTATAAGGATTTTGCAGAATGTTTTAATAATTGTAAAGATGCTTTGAAAAGATTATATGAAATAAATCAAGAAGAAATAGCTATAAGAAATAAAGGTAAAGAAAAAAGAAGAAAAAATATGCCATTTTAATAAAAAATACAATGCAAAGTCTTATGAATATAATGTAAGGCAATAAATATAAAAATAAATTGAAAGGTATGGTGTTGTGTTATGATAAATATAGATGAATTATATACAGATTATTTAAGTGGTGAAGTATTTGAAAAGATACAAGAAATAATAGGTGAAGGTGTTTATGAAGATAATTTTCAAAGATTAGATTTAATGAATAATGGATTATATATACACCCTTGTTTTATCAGAGCCGAAGAAATAGCAACAGAAAGAGATTTGAATATTGATTTAGAATGGTATTTTGATGATATATTTACAAGTGTAGAAACTGATGATGTTAAAGTACAAAATGCTATACAAGGTTTAACTGAATTAGCTTGGAAAGAAGTATCAAGTGAAAACTATTTTGTTAATAAAGTATTTCTTAATTTAGATGCAGAGGTATTACAAGTGCTAAGTGCTATTTATTAATACCGAGTAGGTTATATTAAATTCTAGGGGGTTTACAAATTTACATTACCTAGTAGGGTAGCAAAGGAGTAGAATGAAGTGAATAATATAAGTAAAGAAAAAATTAATGAAATAATAACAGATATTTATAGACAAGGGTTAAAAGAGCAAATGAGCAAAATTGTAGACGGTCAAGAGATATTTGGCTACTATTTGCTACCTAAATATAACCAAAATTTAAGCTATGAGCAATTAAGTAGTTTGCCTCAATTAGAAAGAATATTTGTTAATGTGAAAGCTAAAGCTAAGAAGATTTACGGTTTGACAAATGCCTGTGATAGTGAAAACCAATGGCAAGAAGGTTTGATGTATTTATATCAAGCATTTTATAGTGTATTTAGTGGTATGGCTAACGTTGAAAAGGATTTAGTTGTTAATACAGTAGAAGATATATACAGAATTATCAATAATGAAAAGCTAGTTAAGAAGTTGTGTAGTTTTTGCATTGTATATGTCGATAGATGTTTTAAAACATTTATGAAATCAAAATCCAATCCAGACTATTGTTATAACAATGATAATACATATACTCCAATAGACTATTTATATTTGGACAACATAGATGAAGATGGAAATGACCCTTATGAGCAATTAGAACAAGATGAATACGTTGAAGTAGAAGTTGGGGAAGTAACAGAATATGTTATGGAAAATTATATACATACATTAACTAATAAGCAGAAATTATTTGTCCAATGTTACATTTGGTATCAAACTAATCGTCAAGGTCATATAGAAGATGAAAATGGCAATATTCTTTATATCAAGCAAGAGGTAAGAAATTATAGACTAGCTATTGCTAAAAAATTAGGCAAACTAATTGAGAATGATAATATGTTAAGAATTAATGAACACGGAAGATTTACTATAAAATGGAGTGAGAAAAATGAGTGATTATGTAATTTATTATTACAATAAGTACAGAAAAGCAGAAACAAATGAAGAAAAATTAAATATCTTAATTGATTTTATTATGACAACGAAAAAAAATGAGGAGTTTAGTGAATTTTTTGGAATAGATTTAGATGTTGTCGAGTTTTTTGATAAATATGATATAGAAGATTTTATGGAAAATAATTCAGATGAATTATTACAATTATGGAAGTGTCTATTAAAAAATTATGATATAGAAGATGAATAAAATTTTAGAGTTCACAATTATAAAAAGAAAGAAGTGAATTTTATGTTATTTCCTAAAGAAATATGGAAGAATATTGATGGAATTAAAGATTACCAAGTAAGTAATTTAGGTAAAGTAAGAAGTTTGAAGTTTGGTAAGAAAAAAATATTAGCACAAAGAATTAGAAAAGACGGATATTTAGATGTTAATTTATACATAAATGGTGAAAGAAAGAAATTTTTAGTTCATACACTTATTGCTAAAGTCTTTTTAAAAAATGATAATCCAATAGAAAAAACAGAAGTAAATCATATAGATGAATGTAAGAGTAATAATTGTGCTTGGAATTTAGAGTTTGTAACACGAAAAGAAAATGTTAATTATGGGACACATAATAAAAGAATGTCGAAGTCATTAACAAATCATAATAAAATAAGTAAAAAAGTATTATGTGTTGAAACAGGGGTTATTTATCCTAGTGCAAATGAGGTTTTTAGACAATTAGGATTATATACAAGTTCCATTAGTTTATGTTGTAATGGCAAACAGAAAACTTGTGGTGGTTATCATTGGAGATATGTGGAGTAGTAGCTACTACTCTTTTTTAGTGCTTTTAAATTTTGAAAAGGTCGGTGTTTGTGTTATGAAAATTACTAGATATAGAATGAGATTTGCAGATGGTAAATTGAAAAAAGAATTAGATAATTGTAAATGTAGTTGTGATGTATATGTTTTATTTGCAGATTATTTAGAGATAAGCCACGAAGAAAGTAGAGTATTCAGACTTATTAATGCAGATGTAATAATAAAAGATTTAAGATGTATAAAAAGATATATTAATAAGGTATTGAAACAAGATATTAGCATAAATGAAATGCTAAACTATAAAGTTATATTAGAGCAAGTAGAGAGAGAATTGACTAAAAAGCTAAATAAATCTAAAGGTGGACACAAAGCAGATAAGACTAAAAAAGAGCCTATTGTCAATGAAGTATGGAGCAATTGGTGTGAAATACCTATGCACGGTTTTTCTATTAATTCTATGTATACTACTATATATGGTAGACAGGTAAGAAGTGATGCTTATAATCATTGGCTATATGATTTTAAACATATGGATATACCAAATAAATATGATTATGTAATGAAATATGGTATTCGATTGGATAAACCATTAGCTATTGAGATGGAATTTATATCAATGGACAAGTTCGATGTTGATAATTTCACAAAATCGTTAATAGATGCCCTATTTAACAAATGGGGTATTGCATCAGATAATAATGTACAAGAAACTATTTGCAGAAGAATTGGTGTCTGTGAGGATTTTGGACAAGGACTAATTAGATTTAGGGTGAGAAATATATGAAAAAAGTATTGGTGCTAGATGCTCCAAATAAGCACAGTAAAGTAGTATGTAGTATTATTAGAGATTATGGTGTAGAAGTAGAATTATTTGCAGTATGTGATAAAGGTGGAACTTGTACTAATGGTAGACTTGCAGAAGGATTAGTTTATGGATTGTTCGGTTGTTTTGATATTATTAATATTAGCTTAGGACTACCTAGTATGTCAAAAGAAGTAAGTGATTTAATAGATAGATTAGTGGACAAAGGTATCAAAATTGTGTGTGCTAGTGGTAACTTCGGTAGATGTTACCCTAGTTTACACCCTAAGACTATTTCAGTAGGTGCTATTGATGAAAATGGAGAGGTTACTAGTTATACTGTTGAAGGAAGTTATGATGTGTTGGAATTAGGTACTTATGAGTACAAAGGTAAATTATGGAGTGGAACTAGTTTTGCTTGTGCAAGATATAGTGGAAAGTTGGCTAGTGAGTAAGAATGGAGGAATTATTTTGACATTGAAAGATTTATTAAAAAGAGTTTCAGTTGAAGATTATGATAAAGTTATAGTTTTTTCTGACGGAATAGGTTGGACAAATATAAGTGGAGAAGTAGAAATTAGTAGTAGTGTGATAACTATATTTCCAACTAAAGATGTTTTTGATAAATAATAATTATTTTAGTACATTAATTTAGTATGGAGGTGATTTTAATGGCTAAAAAGAAAGATGTAGGAGATAATTTAACAGAAAAAGAACAACTAGAGTTAGAGTTAAATGAAAATCAGATATTGTTTTGTCGAATGTATGTTATGGGTGGACACTCAAATAAGGAGTGCTATCAAATTGCATACCCCAATAGTAATCCAACTAGTGCCGAGAGTAATTCTAGTAGGTTGCTAAAGAGAGATGATATTAAGAGATATATTAATTTATTACTTGATGAACTTGAAGAAAATGTCGAGATTTCAGATAAAGAAATAATTCGTGAGTTAAAAAGAATTGCTTTCAGAGGTAAGAATGAAAATGCTCGAATTAAGGCATTGTCTATTTTAGGGGAGATAACAGGATTATTAGGGGATAGAAAGAAAATTACTACTAATGTGATTAACGTAACTATTGATGATAAGCAGAAGAATATGTTGGAAGATAACGGTAATGGCAAAATTGTAGGCACTAGCTTTTCAATAGTGGACACTACTGATGATGAAGATTATGAGGATAATAATGACGAATAGTAGATGTTATAGGGGAGTACTCTAATTAATAGGGTATGTATCTCATAAAGTAGGGCTATATGCTCAAAAGATAGTGGTATCTTTGATTAGTAGTGATATGTTGTTATTGTTTTAGATGTTGTTGTTTTATTAAGGATTAGTAAAAGGATTAGTGTATTGGTAGTAGTTGCACTTGTAGTTGTTTGTATTGTAATTAGTAATTGTAGTTGTTAGTTGTAGCTAGGTTGGTTTATGGATAGAAGTAAGTTTGTAATATGATTTATAAGTTTTGTAGTTGTTAATTGTAATTGTTAGTTGTTGTTGTTGATTTATAGTTTATATTAATGGTGATGTAATTTTTATATGTGGTGGTATGTTTAATATGGTGTGGGGTTTATTTATTAGTTTGTTTGTTTTGTTTAGAGTTATTGTTGATTGATGTGTGGTATTGTTTTGAAAGTTGTGTTGTTGAGAGTTGTGGGATTGTTTTGAGTTGGTGAGTTGTTGTTGTGATAAGTTTGTTGATGAAAGAATGATAAATGTTGAATGAAGTTGAGTTGATTTGTGTGTGAATTGTGTTGTTGAGAGTTGATTTTGTGTTGATTTGAGTTGATTTGTGTGAAAATTTATAAAATAAAATGAAATAAAGAGAAATAATTTATGGAAAAGAGCAACAAATTTTAAATATTTTTTTGTTTCATTTTTCTTAGTTTTGTAAAGAGTTCTATCAGAACTCACTACCGATTTAATCTCTTTGAAAGGGGCATACAACCTCTTTGCCGAAGAAAAAAGGTAGGGGTATCCCAATTCATATTTTTTCTCAAATCCACTTAATATATAATATTATTCTACTAAAAAAAACAAAGGGGCATACCTTAATTCACAACTTCATATATCAACCCAACCTACCATATTATTTTTTTCCAAAAAACACTTAGAAAGGAGTGTGATATTATGCCCTAATAATGACGGATTACAAATTAAACTAGATAAAAAAGTATTCAATAAAACCTTCTACCCTCACCTATTCGACTACTCAAAACGTTGGGAGGTATATAAAGGTAGTGCCGGTAGTGGCAAGTCCCACTTTATTTCACAAAAGCTAATAATTAAAGCATTAAACGACCCAAACCGAAGGATATTATGTTGCAGAAGATACACCTCAACAATTCGTGAAACAATATGGCAATTATTCCTAGAACAGATAGAATTTTTTCAATTAACTTCATATTGCGACATTAATAAAACAGAGAGAACTATCAAGCTACCTAATGGCTCACAGTTTATCTTTCAAGGGTTAGATGAAGAAACAAAGCTACTATCACTACAAAATATATCAGATGTATTCGTAGAAGAATGTTATGAAGTTAATTATGATATAATTCAACAACTTAACCTTCGTATGAGAGGTAAGAAAACTAACCAACAAATATATATGGCATTTAACCCTATATCCAAAAATCATTGGTTATATGAATTTTGTGAAGGAGAAAATAAACCTAACAGTATGCTTTATCATCAATCAACTTATAAAGACAATAAGTTCTTACCAAAAGAATATGTTGAGGCACTTGAAGATATGATTAGAACTAATCCTACAAAAGCTAGAGTATTCGTATTTGGGGAGTGGGGAGTAAATGTTGATGGACTAGTATTTAAGAATGTAAAAATACAACCTTTTGATATAGATGAATTACTGAAAGACAGAAACTTAGAAATCCACATAGGTTGCGACTTAGGTTACATAGATGCTAGTACAGTAGTTATGTCAGTTTATGATAAAGAGAGTAAGAAAATATATGTAATAGATGAATTTTATCAGACAAGAGCCACATTAGATGAAGTAGTTCAAGCTATGAAAGATATGGGTGTAGGTAAGCTACCTGTATTTGTTGATAGTGCCGAGCCTAGAAGTATAAATTACTTCAATCAATTAGGTGTAAATGCTAAACCAAGTAAAAAAGGTAATGATAGCAATAGGTTATATATACAATTCTTACAAAATCATCAAATAATAATTCATACAAGTTGTATTCATACAACAGAAGATTTCTCTAACTTTAGCTACCAAAAGAACAAACAGACAGGCAACTTTGAAGAAGATAAATATACACACGAATGGTCGCATACAATAGATGCACTAAAATATTCTTATTCAGAAGTATATAAAAATAAAAAATTAAAGAGTTTCAATTGGAAACTTGGAATATAAGGAGTGAAATAATGGATTGGAAAGAAAGATTTAAAATAGAATATTATGAATTAGAAGAAAGAGTAAATAAATTAAATCATATGTTAAAAAAATATATGAATAATGAATTAGATTTTACACCAAATTGTAGTTTTGAGTTGCTACATACTCAATTAGTTTATATGCAAGGTTATTTGTATATATTGCAAGAGAGAGCAAGAATAGAAGAAATTGAATTATAAAAGGAGTGAAATTATGAAATTTTGTAGAGATAAAAATGTTCCTGTATTTATAACAGGAAAAGAAGAACTAAGCACAGAGGATATAACAAAGCTATTATTTGAGAGTGAAAGATTTGGTAGTAAATATCAAACTAATAAAGATTATTATTTTGGTAATCATAAGATACTTAATAGAGCATTTGAAGATGACGGAAAACCTAATAATAAAATTATTGTAGGATATCCTAAATATATAACACAAGTAAGAACAGGCTATTTTAGTAGTTCTCCATTATCACTAGATAGTGAAAATAAAGAGTTTCTAAAACAAATGAATAATATATTAGATACAAATGACTTTAAGAAAGTATTTGCAGAATTAGATACATTTAGTGCTATATATGGACATTCTTTCCTAGTTATGTATATTGATGAAAATGGAGAAATAGTACTTGTACCACAAACACCAATGGATTGGATATATGTACGTTCTAATGATTTATTACAAACACCTAAATTTGCCATAAGATATTATGCTTGGTGGGACGATATAGAAAACCAACAAATGTATGATATAGAACTTTATACAAGAGAAGAAATAATAAACTATGAAGGTAGTCCAATGGAATTAAAAGAAGTAGCTAGAAGACCTCATTATTTTGGTGGACTTCCTGTTATAGAGTTCTGTGAAAGTGAAAGTAGAAAAGGTTGCTTTGAAGATGTAATAACTTTAATAGATAGCTATGAAAATATAATATCAGATAGTACTAATTTAATAGAATATTTTAGTGATTGTTACCTTGTTTTGACAGGGTGTGAAGCAGATGAAGAAGATATTGCTCAAATGAAAAGAAATAGAGTAATAGTGTTACCCGAAAATAGTAATGCTAGTTTCTTAATGAAGAATATTAATGAAACATATAATAAAAACACTCTTAAATCATTACAAGAGGATATATTTGTTGTAGCTTGTTGTCCATTATTAAGTGATAGTTCATTCTCTAGTAACAGTAGTGGGGTAGCAGTTAGTTATAAATTATTCTCAATGGAAAAATCAGTACAAAATAAAGAGAATGATTTCAGAAAAGGCTTTAATATGATGTTTAATATGGCTAGAAATATACTTAATTTAAAAGGCTATAAATATACACAAGAGGATAAAATGATAATGACTTTCACTAGAAGTAATCCTGTAAATTCATTAACAGAAATATCAGATAGTATCAGTAAGTTAAGAGGAACAGTATCTAATGAAACTCTATTATCTCAATTAGACTTTGTAACAAACGTAGATTTAGAAAAAGAACGTTTAATGAGAGAAAAAGAAGAAGATATGGAGTTCCAAATGAAGTATATGAGCCAATATGATGTAGAACTAGACCATAGTATGGAAATTGTAGACCCAAAAGATGAAGAAGATAACAATAATTTCAGAGAATAAGTAGGTGATACTATTGGAAAATAGAGATTATTGGTTAAATAGAAAGGTAGCGAGAAATAATCTTAGCATACAAGAAGAAAATGCTTTATTAGAAAAGATGTTTAAGCTACTAGAAGAATGTTATGAAGAAACAGTAAATAATTTATATGCTTTTTATGGTAAATTTGCAGATGAAGAAGGTATTAGTATAAGTCAAGCACAAAAGCTACTTACACCTACTGAATTAAGAGAGTGTGCTAACAGAATTAAAAGGATACAGAGGTTAGTAGATAATATAGATACATCTACACCATTTGGTAGAGAACAAGCTAAACAACTAAAAAAAGAGTTAAGACTACTTAGAGGTAGAGGTAGAATAACAAGAGAAATGATGTTGATAGATAGTATAAACGAAAAATGGATAGAAGTAGCATTAGAAATGGACAAAGAACTAGGTGAACACCTAGCTATGAACTACAAAAGAGAATATAAACAAGGCTTGGAAGATGCTAATGTTAAAAAAATTATAGGTATCAGTAGAAAACAGATAGAAACTGCTATATTGATGCCTACTTTTGCATACCATTTTTCAGAAACTATATGGAAAAATAAGGACAAACTAATAGCTTGGATTAATACTGAATTTAGACGAGCAATAGTACAAGGTATAGATGTAAGAAAAACTGCTAAAAGGTTAAAAGAGCATATGGAAGTAACAAAGTATGAAGCTAAAAGATTAGTAGTAACTGAAACTGCTACTGTTCAAGTCAATGGAAGGTTATATGGATATAAAGAAAGTAATGTAGTTAAAAAAGTAGAGGTGTTAGTTTATATGGATGGAAAAACTTGTAGTAAATGTAAAGGTAAAGATGGAGATATAGTTAATTTGGAAGATGCTATTGTTGGAGATAATATTCCACCTTTCCACCCTAGTTGTAGATGTGATATTGTACCATATTTTGACTAATTATTTATCATACAACATTAACTAGTATATGAGGTTTTTTACTAGTTTTTAACCTTTTAAATAAAAACTTGGAGAATTTACAGTCTACTAAGACTTTAAACAAGGAGAGTAATATGGAAGAAAAAAACAATAATGTAGAACAAAATGTGGAAACTCAACCACAAGAAAATAATGAGGTAACTTACACACAAGCAGATGTAGACAAAATGATTGCAGATGCGACAAAAGGTATGCTTACACAAGATAAAGTAAATGAAATAGTAGAAAAACGTTTAGCTAAAGCTAAGGAAAAAGCAGAAAAAGAAAGAAGTCAAGCAGAAGAATTAGCTAAACTTAGTGCCGAAGAACGTAAAGCTAAAGAATTTGAAATACTTATGGCAGAAAAACAAGCAGAATACGATAATCAATTAGCAGAATTTAATAAAATGAAAGCAGAGTTTGAAAGAACTCAATTATTAAGTCAAGTACAGAAAGAGTTAAATGAACGTAACTTGCCAATTGGTTGTAGCGAAATGTTACTAGGAAAAGATGTTGAAACGACAATGGCTAACATAAATGAGTTTGAAAAAGCATTTAATGAAAGTCTTCAACAAAATATTGATAAAAAATTAAAATCTTCTTCTTCTCCAAAAATTGAGTTGAAGGGTGAAGAAAATGCAAAAGACCCAAGTAAAATGTCATTATCAGAGTTCATTGAGTACCAAAAGAACAAGAACTAATTGGCAAAATATTATAATATATAAAAAAATCTTACAAGGAGTGAATATACAATGACTAAAAGAGCAAATTTAATAGACCCTAAAGTTCTTGGGGAATTTTTAGAAGTAAAATTAGCAGATGCAATAAAATTATCAAAAGTTGCAATAGTTGACAGAACTTTAGAAGGTAGAGAAGGTAGTACTTTACAATTACCTAAATATCAATATATTGGTATGGCAGAAGAAGTAGCAGAAGGAGAAGCTATGAATGTAGCTACTTTACAAGCAACTTCTGAAGAAGTACAAGTTAAAAAATGTGGAAAAGCAGTATCTATAACTGATGAAGCTATGTTAAGTGCTTATGGAAATCCTGTAAATGAAATAGGACAACAATTATTAGTTGCTATGGCAGACAAAATAGAAAGTGATTTATATGCAGAAATGAGAAAAGCTACTAAAGAAGTAGAAGGAGAATTTGGAAAAGATGTAGTTGCAGATGCTTTAGCAGAATTTGGTGAAGATTTAGAAGGAAATATATTCTTATTCATAAATGCTAAACAATTTGCAGAATTAAGAAAAGACAAAGATTTCATACACGTTGATAATGGAATATTAACAGGAGAAAGAGGAATGTTATATGGTGCTAGAATAGTAGTATCTAACAGAGTTGGAGAAAAAGAGGCTTTCGTTATGAAAGAAGGAGCATTAGCACTTGTTCTAAAAAGAAATGTTATGGTTGAAGCAGATAGAGATATACTAAAAGGCGAAAATGTTTATGCTTGTAATGAACACTATGCTACACAATTAAGATATGATGATAGAGTAGTAAAAATAACAATAGCATAATTGCCTAAGTAGGTGATTACTTTGGATTTAATGAATATAAAAATACTGTTATCTTTAGCAGAAGATGACACACAAGATGAAATTTTAGCAATATTAGGTACAAATGCTATGAATACTATTTGTGTATATCTTGGTTTAACAGAGTTACCAAAAGAACTATATTTTGTAGCAGAAACTATGGTAGTTGCTAGATATAGAAGAATTGGTAGCGAAGGAATACAATCTGAAAAGATTGATGTTCTAAGTACTACATATACATATAATATTGACGAACTAGCACCATACAAAACTATCCTTGACAAATACAAGGATAATCGTATGAATGACAGAAGAATGAAGTTGTTATAATATGCAATTTAAAGACAAAGCTAGTATTATCTTTATAGACCAAGTTTCAGATGGTTATGGTGGTTTTGCAGATTTAGAGAAAGAAGTATGTGAAATTAAAGTTGTAGTTGCACCATATAGAGTAGAGGTAGGACAAATTTGTACTATACCAAATCCTAATGCAAGTGTAAAATTCTTCACTAATAGTGAGTTACCATTTGACGAAGATGCTATGTTTTATGTTGATTTCAATGGAAAAAGATATAAAAAAGTATCAATTATAGATTATGGCAAATGCACTATGATTATAGGTGAAAGAATATGAAAATAGAATTTTCAGTAGATTTATCTGACTTAGAGTTTGATATAAATAGACTAGAAAAAGCTATTAGTGAAGAAATAGAAACAACTGCTTATAAAATTGAGAGAACTTCTAAAGAACTTGTCCCTGTTGACACAGGCACATTGAGAAGAAGTATTACAGTTGAAGGTGGTATGCTAGAATTTGATGTATTTACAAATGTTGAGTATGCACATTATATGGAATATGGTACAAGTCCTCATATTATAGAAGGTAATCCATATTTATATTGGGACGGAGCATCACACCCTGTAAAAAAAGTAATGCACACAGGGACAAAGCCTTACTTATATATCACAACTGCTTTTGATGAACATACTGCTACTTTAGATACAAGAATAGCAGAAATCATAGAGGAAGTGTTATAGATGATAGATTTAATTAAAGTACAAAAGTTTATATTTGATAGAATATCTCAATTAAGCTATACAATAGTTGATGATTTTGCTATTTATGAACAAGCTAAAACACCATATATTCAACTTTCTAACTTATATATCGACAATGATAATACTAAAAATACAGAAGGTATGGTGATACAACAATATATTAATGTATATAGCAACTATAAAGGTAAGAAAGAGATACTACAAATAGCACAAGCAATTAGTTCAGTAATGAATGGAAAAGCAGAAATTGAAGAATATTCTGTTTACATAGAAGAAGATACAAAGACAATTATGTTAGATTTTGACAATAACGGTAATATATTTTACCATTCAGTAATGATATTCAAAATACATATTCAATAAAAAGGAGTGAAGAAAAATGGCAGTTACTAGAGGACTAGATATACTAGTATACATAGGTGAAAATGCAGTTGGTGGACAACAAAACTGTTCTTTATCTTTAGAAGCAGATACTATTGATATTTCGACAAAAAACGACTTTGGGTGGTCAAGTTTTATAGGTGGTGCTAAAAACTGGTCTGTTTCTTGTGATGGGCAGTTCGTGGCAACAGATGAAGGTCAGAAGGCTATGATGGAATCATTTATAAATGCTACTAACGTTGAAGTTGAAATGAAAA